TAGTTGTAGAAAATTCGATTGTTGGTCTTGAACGGCATAGCGAGATGTTCGATCTTATGGGCTATGCTCCTAGCTTTGACAATCTTATCAATATTCACGTTGGTGCTACCTATGGTGATAAGATTGGTACTACTCAGCGCTGGATTCAGAATTGGCATCGACTATCCGATTCTCTTAAGTCCCGTCTCGTGTTAGAAAATGATGACAAAGCATCTATGTATTCGGTGCGTGACTTGTATGAGTTAGTTCATTCCGAAACTGCTGTTCCTATTACATTTGATTATTGGCATCACACTTTCAATACTGGTGACTTAACCGAACGAGAAGCATTCTTTCTAGCTCGCGGTACCTGGGAGAAACACGGTGTTACTCAGTGCACTCATTACTCAGAATCTCGCCGACGCGAGCAGCAACGACTTATTGAAGGCATTTGTGCCAATCATGGCATCCCATTCGAAGATCTTCCCAATTGGCCTACTTTTGCTAAGATGTACAAAGAGTTTAGCAAGATCAAAGAGCAGGCTCATGCTGACTATATTTTAGCATTACCTGACACTTACGGTGTAGATAATCTAGATGTCGAAGTAGAAGCTAAGGCCAAAGAACTAGCAATTCAGAATGTTGGAATTGATTGTTGGGCGGGCAATACAAATAAGCAGTTAATTTTATAGTAGTATATTTATTATTAAATAAAATAATATTAATTAATAAAAGTAAATTGTTATGGCGTATTACAAATACAAAGCAAAAATTACCGATGATATTGAGGATGCTCGTGAAATTATCCGTAATGTAGGTCGAACCATCAATGAAGGTAAAACTGATTATCATTCGGTACTAAACAACTTAGCAATCGCTTTAAAGAAATTGGATTCTGCTCGTTATTATATTGACCGAGAATAAAAATCAATGAATCGTATTTTTCCGTATGTTGTATTAATAGCAGCATTTGCACTTGCTGGAAGTGCTGCCTATTATAGCGTGTTTGGACTAAGCAAATTATTTTCATCCCAAGCCGGCGCAATTATTATACTTGCTGGTACATTAGAAGCATCCAAACTTATTTCTGCATCGTATTTGCATCGTTATTGGGAACAGATAACTTGGACTATCAGAATCTATTTAATGATTGCGGTGTTTATTTTAATGTGTATAACTTCCCTAGGGATATATGGATTTCTAGTATCGGCTTATCAAGATACTGCTAACCGTTATGCAAATCAAGAAGTTATCATTGAAAATTTGCAAGATAAAAAATCTAGATTCGAAACACAATTAACACAGATTAATCAGGAAAAACAAACGGTTACTGATAATATTAATAAACTAACCGGGGCATTGTCTAACAATGTTATTCAGTACACTGACCGTCAGGGCAATCAAGTAATACGTACCAGCGCTGAGAATCGTAAAGCATATGAAATTCAATTAACGAATGCCAATGCCAGACTTGTAGATATAAACACAAAACAAACATCCTTATCAGATTCAGTTACTGCAATAGATTTAAAAATAACAGATTTACGAACTACATCAGATATTGCTGCTGAAATTGGTCCATTAAAATATATTGCTAAAATAACTAATTCTACAATGGATAGTGTGGTAAATTGGTTGATTATTTTATTAATAATAGTTTTTGACCCATTGGCAATCGTATTATTAATTTCAGCAAATAAAGCACTAGGATTTAGTAATACACCTAAAATACAGCAACCAGAGCCTATAATAGAAACTATAATCGAAGAACAGCCACAAGTTGAAATTATAGAACCAGATTCACCACCTATACCTGAGCCAGATATAACACCGGAACCACCTAAACAAACATTGAACCCAGAAATATTGTCTTATTGGAATAAAATTAGAAATGAACGTACGAACAAAAAAAGGTAATAAACCACCAGTTGGTTTTAAAAGATTGCAATGCAAATATTGTGATACTGTGTCAGAACGAGTAGATGAGAAAGCAACTGCAGTTACATGTTGGAAATGCACTCAAAAATTAGTCAATGGTGAAACATTGGAACTTAGAAAATAATACATTATATTTTTAATAAACTATGTTAGAAGCAGAAAAAATAAAAACAAACTGGGAAATGTATCGGGCTATTGTTAATACTACATTTCCTACCCGTAAAGATGCATTAAATAAAATGTATGATGATTTTGAAGATCGTATTGCATTAATGCCGGCTTCATCTATTGCACATTTTCATAATGCATTTGCCGGAGGTTATGTTGATCATATACTTCGTGTTATTGATTGCACTAAAGCATTGTATGTAACATGGAAGTCGATGGGGGCTGATATGTCAGGTTATACTGAGGAAGAAATGATATTTGCAGCAATGCATCATGATTTAGGTAAAATAGGATTTCCAGGCGATGGTAATGAAGTGTATCAAGTAGAAACATCGGATTGGCATCGAAAGAATCAAAACAAGATGTACAAACACAATGAAAACATTCCATTCTCAATGGTACCAGATCTTTCTATTTGGTTGCTACAAGAATATGATGTTAAAATGTCTTGGAATGAATATCAAGCAATTAAGATACATGATGGTATGTATGATGATTCTAATAAACCATATTTTGTCGCTCGTTCAGCTCAAGCTAAATTAAAAACAAATCTTCCTATTTTATTGCATCATGCCGACCATATGGCTGCTCAGATTGAATATGAACGATGGAGGAACCGCAACGCATCGACACCAAAGCCGGTTGCTGAAAAAAGCAAGGTAACTAAAAGTAACGGACTTAAAAACCTAGCAGAAAATAATCCAGATGTGGAAAAGACATTAACAGATATTTTTAGTGCATTTAACCAGGATTAATTATGTTGATTACATTTATAATACTATTTGTTATAGCATTAGGATCTGCAATATATATTGGATACCGGGCTTATTATCTAGCCGGTAAAATTGCCGATGCCTTAGAATACATTGAGGAATTAGAATTAACTAATGAATATATGTATGGTAAAATTGTGCAATCACACGATATCATGCAGCAAATAGACCGATTAGGTTCGTTTGAAGCAGAAGATGAAGCTGGCACTACATTCCAATTATTAAATGAAGTTATAACTGAACTTAAAGAACAATTTGATGGCACGACGCAAGAAGAAAAGTAATATTTATTTTACTAAGATAACAGATATTGCAATATCAGCATATAATAAAGCAGATAAACCTGTAACCCGAGAAAAAATATATCGTAGATTTATCTATCCAGCTTTCATGAAGTTAGCAGAAAACTTAATTAATAAAGTAAAACCTACTTATATTGATTCAAGTTTTTCTGATTTACAAACCGATTTAGTTACATTTTTAACTGAACGTTTAAATAAATTCAATCCAAATGCAGGTAAAGCATATTCATATTATACCAGAACTTCATTTAATTATTTAATTGCAGAAAATCAAAAAGCATATTCAAAACTTAAATCGGATATGCAAGAAATTGATATAGATGAACAGCGAAATATCATAACAGAAATTCATAACGATGAAATGCGCGAAACACTACATTATTTTATGAATGGTTATGTAGAATATTGTTATGATAACTTGAATTTTATATTTAATAATCCTGTAGATATTCATGTAGCTGATTCAGTATTACATATTTTCGAAACCAGAGAAAATATTGAAGATTTCAATAAAAAAGCATTGTATATTTTTATACGAGAGCGTACGGGTTTAGAAACAACTAACATTACCAGAGTTATAAAAGTATTGAAACAAATATACGAAGAAAAATTTTTAGCATATGAACGTAATAATTTCGTAAATCTCCCTTTTTAATATTTATTATTAAAGGATTTACGTTATGGACAAGAATGATGAATTATTTAAAGGTACCACATTCGCGGACCTAATGTCCGATGTGTATCATAATTCTAAAAAAAAAGATAGGCAAATCAATCAATTGATTGCTCAGTTACAACCACTAATTCGCAATGCATCAGATGCTACTATCATTGTACCTTTAATTAAAGAGTACTTAGATGTAGCTGTAAAGAATGATGATCATCTTGTTAAATTAACAGCAATCGTTCAGCGATATATTTCGACTAAACAGACAATATCTGGTGCTGATAGTTTATTATCAGAAGAAGAAAAAAATCAATTATTAAAAATTGCTGAAAAAACTTTATCTGATGAATTAACAGATGAGATTGATAATATTACACATGAAGATGAACTATTAAAACAAAAAATAGCTATAGCAAAAAGCAAAGTGGAAAAGGGTACGAATGAATAACATTCAATTTCACATTGGAGAAGTAGTAGCAGAACCTAGGGTTAAAACATACGAATATTCTGACAAAAATAATTTTCAAATATTTGTAAAAACATATACTGATTATTACAATCAAGAAGAAATACGAGCGATTCCTCTTAATTCTAATATAAAACAAATACCTAGAGTAGGGGAACATGTTTTATTAGTTAGTGGATTAGATGTAGAAAATGATTCACAAACCATGTATACGAAATGGTATTATGTTTCTACATTCTCGGTATTATCAGATGTTAATAGTGACTTTTTACAGGGAGTAGCAAAATATACAAATACATATACGCCGCCATCATCATTTATAGAACGAGAAGTTTCTTTTTTACAGCCATATGAAGGCGATAGTATTTTTGAAGGTCGTTTTGGAAATACTATTAGATTAGGTAGTACAATTGTAGGCGGCCAATATCAAAATCCTACATCCTGGAAAGGATTGAATTCAGGTGATCCGATAATAGTTATATCAAACGGAGCTCCATATAAAAAAAATTCATATATTGTAGAAAATCCAGAAACAGACCAATCATCTTTATATTTAACTAGCACACAGAATATACCTAGTTTACTATTAGGAGATAAAAATTCTAGAAATCCATTAAACTGTTTTTTACCTAATGAATCTAAATTTTCAAAATCACAGTTTATCGGAGTTGCAGACCGTATTATATTAAAAGCAAAAACTGACGTTGCAGTAATTGATTCTCCTACGGCAATTATTTTGAATACCACTGGCGATGTTAGAATTGGATCTGATGAAGCAGATCAATCCATGGTGCATGGCGATGTTTTACTTAATATTATACAATTATTAATTACGCAAATGTTATCTGGAGTACAGATTGGCGATACATATGCCCCATCTGGGGGGTATGCTAATAGCGGTACATATGCACAACAAGCACAAACGCTACTTAAAGATTTACTAAGTTCTACATATTTTATTAAGAAAAATACATATTAAGGAAAGTTATGGCATCTATAGTACCACCATTAGATTTTATACCAAAATTACCAGGTATTGGCGCTGAATTAGTTGGTGAACAATTAAATAAACAGCTAGATCAGTTTACGCAAATAGCATCACAAACTATACAAGATTCAGTAAAATTACCAATCGATTGTAAATGTGATGATCCTCGTATTAAAAAAATAAAAGAACAATTAGCAGAGGTACAAAAACAAATAACAACCATACAAGAAAATATTCCAAAAATACAACAAACAATTAATCAAGTTAAACAAGTTGTTAATACGGCACAAAGTATAAAAGCAACAATAGCAGCTGCTCAATTATCAAATCCAGTTACTGCTCCGTTATTTATAGCACAACAGTTAACTGCAATACAAGATGCTACTATAGTTAATGCAATCAATTCGTTATCACAATTTTCTACGTTGCCTACTCAACTTACAGGTCGTTTACAAACATTAGTTCCACCGCTTATATCGGCATTAACAAAAGTCGATAATGCATGTAGCGGTACCGGAGATACTACTTCATTAATAATTCCAGAATCATTGACTGATTTGAATTTAGATAATTATAATGATTTAGCTTCAAGTGAATTCTACAATGAATTAAATGTATCTGATGCAGATTTACGAGATCGATCCAACCAAATTGAATCGTTAATATCGAGACAACAAAATTTGTTAGAATCATTGCAAGAAGCTCCTAGTCAAGTTTATCAGGATCAAGGACTACCAGATTCTGAATTAGGAAAAACTGGAGATTATTATATAGATTTAACTACGAGTCAAATTTATGGACCTAAACTAACAGCAACAGATTGGGGACAGCCCATAAATTAATATTTACAATATTTATATAAAAAGTATAATATGGATTCAAAAACGTTGATAAAAGCACTTAAATTAGCAGTGCGAGATGTTATTAAAGAAGAATTAACTGATATTCTTCGCGAAGGGTTACAATCTACAATAACGGAAATGAAACAACCTAAAACGACATTACCAAAACAAAAAATTAATACTTCGACTACAGCAAAAAGACCGGTAAAATTCGAAGAAAACCGATGGGCATCTATACTAAATGAAACAGATCCGTTATCTGAACAAG